TCATTGTGTTCGTGTTTGCTTGGTCATGCTACGGCGGAGTCGAGGATGCTTGGCTCATGAGCGTCCACACCCTCCTCTCCGAATAGATCCATCTCCCATCTGTCAAGGAGCGGCCAGGTTTGCAAGTGCACGCATATTGTTATTTCTATTCGCCAGTGTCATTGTGTTCGTGTTTGCTTGGTCATGCTACGGCGGAGTCGAGGATGCTTGGCTCATGAGCGTCCACACCCTCCTCTCCGAATAGATCCATCTCCCATCTGTCAAGCCTGTCCTCCAACGCAATCTGCTCATCACCCGTGAGTCCAAATGCAGCCCAAAAGCTGGCCCTAGACTCGGGTGTGACTTCAAAATTACCTCCGGAACCCCGCCACTTGTGCACGTTAGTTACTGTGTCAATTCTCTGATGCTTATCAGGGGACTCAAATAGGGTAAATCTAGAGTAGAATTTCTCGACCACAGGTATACCGCTCGTGAGAGCGATTCCTCCGTGATGTTGTGCATTACTCCACGCCCTCCTTGTGGCCAAGTCCCGAATATTGTTGACACAGTGAACGTCTTTGCTCATGGCGGTCCGTACGTTGCGGACCATCTTCCAACCTCCCTGAAACTGTACTGGATGAGCCTGGCAAAACTCAATTCCTTCCAAGTGGTACACAGGGGCCTCCACCTTCATAGTATAACCAAGGTTGAGGAAGTACTCAGGTAGTGTGCCCTGTATCCGCTTGAGGTTCTTACGCTCCACAATGAGAACGCAATCATCACCACAATTTGCCAGACTATATTCATTAATCCCAAGATAGCGCATATATCCATAAATCATTGCACACATAAGCAGGTAGTTACCAAGAGATGTGTTTATATCCCCACTCATTCGACAGCCTTCCTTGCGATAAGTGATAGTGCCATCAGGCACGTACCCCTTTCCTTTGTTGTGTAGCTGCCAGTCCAACAACTTGCCCAAGAGCTTGTTGCCAGGGTACAAGGCCCTGTAGAAGCTATGCTCAAATTGCAACGCTTCAACGGAACAGTGTTGATCAAACCGTGAGGCGTCGAGGCCAATGGCAACAGGCTTATCAAACCTGTCCCACTTCTCTCTGAAAATCTGCCCCACCTCATCTGCGGTGTAACCTTTAATGCATGTCGTCTCTCCAAATACGCCATCCACAGCTTTCAT